GACTCCTCCAGAGAATATGACCGAATCTCAGCGATGGTATTAGCACCAACCTTGACCGTTCCTTCTGAACCTTTGTGAACTGCCATTTCTATTCCTCCTCGGAATCGTCTTCAAAAATCTGCTCCGACTCCACTACAGGCTCGTCGGTCTTAATCGCCCACCCTTTGCGAATCATCTCATCCACTTTGGCTGGCATTACCTTGATAGTTGTTTCACCGTGTATCATCTCAATCATACTGACACCTCTGGATCGTCCTCTATTGTAACATAGTCGACTTCGATGGTAATCGTCGACGATGCGACTGGCTGGTCTGGATCTCCAGAGAAGTCAGCCTCAAAATTCGTGATTCGAGTATCCTTTGCATACCCGCCTCGTGTAACGTCTGTCGTGATAGCGTTCTCGACCTCTACCGCTATCGCGTCCAGCGAATCCTCGTAGTTTACCAGACCTTGCACATACGCATCTATCGCAACCGTCAGCGTTCGCTCTATGGTTCTCGGAATAGACATCGTTGATTGGATGATTTCCTCAGACCGAGTGTAGACCGTAAGAGCAGGAAGCGAACCAGCGGATAGCGGGTAAACCCTTGATTTAAATACATTTGTTCCAGTCGTCGTCAGCCCAGTGACCGTTGTGACGATGTTATCTCGGATCAGTTTTCTAACGTGAGCCACTATTGACGCTCCAGCATAAGCTCAGTCATACCAGTACCGTCCGGCATGACTATTCTGATCGCGTATGTTACGCCTGATATGAGCAAAGTGCCACCCTCTACCGTTCCAGCAAAGTCAGCGGTTCTGCCCACACATTTAGGCTGTTGCATCGCAAATGACACACCGCCACCAGTATCGACCGGAATATACTCGTTATCAAATATAACCGTAACCGTGGAAGCCGTACCACCGACCGGCGTATAGGTCGCCGACACACCAAAGTCAGCGAGCAGGTATGAGCGATCGTCTGCGGTTTCAACTGCCATTACTGAGCCTTTGTTCTGCGAGTTCTACGCTTAGGCTTGGTCTCTTCTTCCAGACCTATTGATCGGTCTACAGTCTCGACCGGCTTGCTTTCGACTTTAGTGATGCGACCGATACCGACCAGCTCTCGCGCCTCGATACCATCGATCTCCACAACGTCACCAGCTCGAACCTGCTTGCCGCCGATCACTGTTCCCTTTAATACTAAATAAGACATAATATAATCCGTTAGCTAAATAGTGCGCCAGTTCCTTGAACCGTGATTGACGCTTCAACCATGCCATCGAAAGACGATGAAATGCTCACACCAGTAACCGTGCAAGTGCCACCATAAACCTCACCAGTTGGAGTGTCTTCTGGGTAGAAGTCGATCACGATTTGATTGCCTACCGATATATTATCGCCAGCATCAAAGCTATCATCCCAATACACGTCAATAGAGCCGCTCCAACCACTAATTGATGGCAGATAAGTTCTAGCCGAAGTCCCCATCGTGGTGGTTTCCAGTGTATCAAGCTGTTCTTCAACACTCCACGATCTAACCTCAGCGATATTGAGAGAGCCGCTTGGCTGACCAAGTTGATCGACTTTAACAGCTCCAGAATTTCCTTTCGTTACCGCCATGAATCAAACCCTCATAATTTGGCTTTCTTCGATACTCTCATCGAAAGCATCGGAGAAAACCCCCACCGAAGTGGGGGATATTACTTAGCTACCGCCGTCGTTGCCGAGGCAGAATGCAGTCGGATGCCGAACAGCACAATCCATAGTTTGGATCGCGCGGATCAGGATAGTACCTGACTTGCTGTTAGTAAATGGATCTACTAATAAGTCAAGGCCGCCCCACATGCCGATGAGCATTTGCGAAAAGTCGCCAAAGTACAGATCTCCAGCAGCTACTTGGTTAGATACCAGTGCGCGGTATCCGTTCATTGTGCCGCCATTCTCGATCACGAATTGAGCAGTGTTAGCCGCTTTCTCTGTTGACTTCAGCGCACCGTGCATAGTCGCGTTCAAGATGTAAGAGCCACCGTTGCCAAGCGCATTGTCTTCGCGAACCTTGGTCTCCATCTCGATCACTTGTGCAAACGTAGGCACTAGATCAGGTGCAGTACCGAAGTCTACTGTATTGATTCCTACAGTATTCTTGATGCCGCGTGGCTGACCAGAAGCGCCAGAGCCTGACAATGCCGCCAAGTCCATTCCCAATGCAATAGCCATTGCGAGATCATCACGAATCAAAGCCTCGATATCCAAAGTTGACTGCTGGATCATGCGCCGTGTGACTTCTGTGAAAGCGCCCAAATCCTTCGGAGAAAGTGCTACTTGGCTGAACGTGGGCTCAGACTCAGTAACATTATCACCCTCAGCGGCCAACCATGCGGCAGAGCTTGCAGTCGATTTCTTGGGGATAGCAACATCACCAGAAAGACCAGAAAGCATCCGAGCGCCTGCACTCATGACCGAGCTTGAGTTCCGCAGTACATCGATGAACTCAGAGCCACGGAAGTCCTCAGTCAACACGTTCGAGTCGTCTGTGGTGTTAAGGTCACGCTTCCAATTGCGGAGTACGTCAACAGGAATCATGATTCCGCGAGCAGTCTTGCCTTGCGCCTGTGCGGCAGCGTGTGAGCACTCAAACTCAAACGCGGCGGCTTCTTGAGCACGTCGGTCGGTTGGGTTAGCCATCGCGTTGATAGCGCGGACCAAAGAGAACTGCTGTCGCTCTTGCTTGCTAAGACCGATTTCCTTCTCTTCGAGTGCACGAGTTGAACCGATAACATCTAACAGCTCACCACGGAACTCTTCAATGCTACGACCCTCTGAGATTGCTTTGTGAGCAAGATCAGATCGGCTGTGCTTTGCGCCAAGCTCAACAATCTGAGCGGCGTTACGTTGTGCGGATTTGCGAGCTTCTGACTCGACTGCCGCGATATCAAAGTTTTGTTCTGACATGATAGATTCCTCTTTAAAGTCAGTTCGTATTAAGGTTTGGGGTGGAAGTTCGATGGCTGGCTCACTTTCGGCTGTCACGCCCGCAGATCGCCCAATTCCTACTGAAGAATCAGCCGGAATTGATACCAAACTAGCCTCCATTGGCTTCCAAGACTTAGCCACATAAGTGTCCTTGTCTTTTCTTTCCAACTTGTTGATAGCGTAGCCCACACTAATATTAGCGCGTATTCCGTCCACCACATCATCGAAAGCCTCTCTAGCAAGTGCGCCTTTCCCAAAGCGTACCGTCGCGCGAAGTCGTCGCGCCGAGCCGTCGAGTTCGACAGATTCTATAACGCCAATTTGCTTTTCTGGATCATGGTCCAAAAGCAATGGCGCTCTACCACTCGCGAGAAACGATAAATCAATCGCCTCATCCGAGTGCTCTAATACTTCCATGCCAAACGACCGAGACACCGGAGCTTCTGAGCTAATCGCAATGCGAACCTTGCGCGTCTCTTCATCAATCGTTTTGGCTTCTAATTCCATGGCACGATGGGATACCTCAACCGCGCCTGCTCTATCCTCTTCCGTGGGAGTCTCAATAACTTCAGCCGCCTCGGTAGCCGCCTCAACCACTTCTTCAATGTCAACTTGTTGATCTGTCATAGCTTTTTCCTCAAGTGCTGGCTCGAATTTTATCACAGAATAGTCATTATCGGCTAACCATTCTTGCGCCGCCTCAACTGTCCACTTTGTTTTATCAAATCTTATTGACTGAATCTCGGTCGATCCATCTAGCAAACCGATAATAATATGAACGCCATCACCCAGCTCATCATTGAGACGCCTGAATCCCTCGTATTTATCAGGCTCGTTTATTCTGGCTGCGTGTTCATTGGGGTAGGGTCTCGAATCAACTATTTCGTAGCGATCATCTAGTGAATCGAGACGCTTGACGATTCTGCCTGTCCATGATTTGCCGGAGTCTCCACCCCAGAGTTCCCACGCGATTCTGCCAGCGCTTGGAAAGCCGTCCTCACCTGAGTTGAAGCCCTCTGCCTGTTTGTCGACCTCATGTCGAGCAAAATAAGAATACATACGCCTGACAGTATCAATAGAGAGCTCACGGCGATTAGACAGGTCTCTAGCACGAGCCACACCGACTTCAGTACCGCCCCGACCATATTCCTCACGCCATTCCAGACCTTTTTTAGCATTGGATGCCATTGCCTCCGTAGGCTTGGTGTTGATTTCTTCGCCTTTATACTTGGCCATCAATCAATTCTTCCTGTGGCCACCAATCAGCGCCAGCCTCTACGCCTTCATCGTCTGGTGATACAAATACCCAGCGACCGTCAGCGATCTGCTGTACGACTGCCCAGCGCTCTGTGACTTGCTTATCTGGCTCAGGCTGTCCGGTCTTGGCATTGACGCCTACCTTGGCGCAACCAATGTCTAATGCCACTTGTGCCTCAGCGGCTAGGGCTTGCTCTTCTGTGTCGAATATTCGGTATTTCATGTTCGCTCCTTATGCTGTGGGCGGTGTGGTTTTGTATGGGTGATCGGCGGGGAGGTTGGCTTCAAGACCCCACTTCCACGCGAGGTAGCCTTCGAGTTTCTGGCGGTCTGCGGTGCTGAGTTTGGTATTGCAACCCACC